AGCGGCGGCGGCTATCACTCGGCAGACCGTTCGTGGGCGAACCGAGGACACCAGCCCCGGTCAGGTAGCCGAGTCGATAGCCGCCGCCGCTCTGCGCCCAGACGAGGATGGCGGGTGCCTGCGTCGGAAAGAGCGTCGTCGGCTCGGCGTCGTAAACAGGGTTCGTTTTGCTCAGGTCTTCAGTGACGATGACGCTGGGCGGAATCGCCTCGGGATTGACCGGGTTGACGATCGCCGCCCAGATGCGTCCCTGGGATACGTTCAGCCACAAGACGAGCAGGGTCGTCCCTGCGGCGACGCAACGCGGACTGATGCCGCTCGCGTCGAGCTGGCGTTGTGCAAGCAGGATGCGCCCCGTAGTCGCCTCGACGACCGAGCACCAAACCCCGCCGCGGCTGTCCTCCCACGCGACGACGCGAGCGCCCCCGTTGTCGGCGATGTCCGGAATCGTCTGCGCGGTGCCGGTACGCGCGATCGGGTCGTCAGTCGCGACCACAGACGCTACCTCGCCGACGAGCGACCAGTTGTCGAAGGACGGACGATACGAGAAACAGGCGTCGTCGCTGAAGAGGAGTAGCTCGGAGTCACGCTTACCGAGGCCACGCGTGCCGGTGATGACGGCTGCATTCGTGTCGCGCTGACGACCGAGCGCGCGATAGCCGTTGCGCTTCGCGAGGGTCGTGGCTTTGATGAAGGTCGCGTTTTGAAGATCGAGAAGCTTAGTCGTCGGGACTTGCTTTGAATCTTGTTTCGTTTCCAGGCCCCCCGAAAACGTAATCGCTATGGCTTGCTTCTGAATCGGCATGGCTACGGTCGCGTGTACGTGACCTCGAGATGGGCGACCGTGTCGCCTGCGGTGGTGGTCCCCTGAAACGTCGCGTAATACTGCGCACCGACTGCGAGCGTCTTGGCTAAGCCCGTATTGCTGAGCGTGATCGCCCCCGGTGCATTTGCGCTATTCGTGAGCGTATCGATCGTGTTTGACGTCGACGGCTCAACAAGCTCCAACAATGTCGCGGTCAGCGTCTTGGTGTTGTTCGTTGTCTTACCGGCAAAGAACTTCCATCCCGTAATCTTGCATCCTGCGTCCAGTGCAATCGGATACACAATAGATACAGCGTCGAGAATCGTCCAGCCAAACGAACCGCGCGTGCTCGTACTACCGTTGACCGCGTTTGCGGCCGACGCGGGGATAAGTAGGGTGAATGTCGTCGGACTAACACTTAGCGCGCCCGCAACGTCCATCCGTAGTGTCGCCGTCGTTGCCGGCAGGGCCGCGGGCCACGTCACCGCGTAGCTCGCCGCTAGCGCTGCCGGGCTCTTGAGCGTCACCTTGTTAACGATGCTCGCAGCCTTCTGATACAGGTCGATGTCCGCCGTCGCTAGCCCCGCCCACGGTCGTGGCGAGCCCTCCTGCTGGAGCAGATACCGGCGTGTCGCGTCGTCGTAGGACAGCAGCGCGCCGACGCTGGAGTAGTCGCCACCGATACCGCCGACGATCGAGACATTGAGCGCCCCGCTGTTCGTGATCTTGATGTTCGTGCCGGTGTGACTCCGGTAGTACAGCTCGTTGCTGTCGTCGCTGTTTGCAAAGAACGCATCGGCGAGACCAACGACCGTCGAGGCCGCCACTGGCGTCAGGTCGATCGCGCGCAGGTCTTTGATCGCGTAGTTCGTGCCGGCAAACGACCACGAGACGTCGGCGTTGATCTGCAGAGCCGCCGCCGGGATCGGATTGCCCTGTCCCGTCGTGTGGTTGTGCACCTCCACCGTCGACAGTGCCGTGTTGACCAACGGCCCCCAGATATCCACGTCCCCGTGGTCGATCGGGTAGTTGAGATTCATCGGCGTGGTCATGTCACCTCCACACTTGCTGCGGTCTGCGGGACACCAACCGTCGTGATCACCACCGTGGCGTCGCCGTCGTTCGCCCACGCCCACGCCCAGGTGGCATCGGCGGTCGTCGGCCCGATCGCGACATGCCGAGCCTTGCGGCCGAGCTTGTGATTGATGCGCGTCGCACCGACGGGGAGGTCGACCGCGAAGATGGCACGTGGCTCGACACGACGCTCGAGCTCCTGGTGCGCCGACGAGAGATCGCTGAGCAGTCGCGCACCAGCGTCGGGATCGGTGGTCAGCTGCGTGCCAGTCAGTAGCTGGCTACGCGGACCAGGACGACGGATGCGACGAGCCGGCATTAGTAGTCGTCCTCCCAGTCGTCGACGTCGCGATCCGGGCCTCGCGGATTCAGGTAGAACGGCTCGCCCGCATCTCGCGCATCCGCCGCCGATCGTAGGTTCGCGACGTCCTCGGCAATCTGCGCGTTGATGTCATTCGTCGGCAGGTCTTCGCGACGGAAACAGCGACGCAACGCTAGGTCGATGATCAACGTCTCTTCCTGCGGGACGTCGAACGTGATCGTGTCTCCGTCGGCTGCGAGCTGAGGCGCCGTCGGGATATAGTAGGGCCGAATCGTCTCGGGACCCGTCGGCGTCGGAACGAGCACGATATTGCCGGCCTGCAGGCGATAGCGGTAGCGGCGGTTGATGATCGTACGGAACGTGTGCGACGAGTCGAGATCGTGCGGCAGAAGCTTCGTCCAACGACCGTTCGTCGTCTGAATCTCGAGCTTGCGAAGCTTGTAGAAGTCCGTCGGCAACGCATAGCTGTCCGTGTTCGCGACAACCGAGATCGTCGTGCCCAAGATCGTGTAGTAGTCCTCCCACTTCGCGACGATGAGCTGATAGCCTTCCAGGATCGACCGGTTGATGTAGTCGTTCAGGACCGTCGTCGTGATGTCCGTGCTGTTTTCGTACTGACCGTTGATTTGCACAGCGGTCCGCAACTGCAGCAGCGTGCGCGTGTAGCTCATGCGGCCTCCATGAGCGCGCTGACTGCCTCGGACGTCATCACAACGCCCAGCGAGGCCCGCAGCGTATCGGGGGTAAGCAGTGGCGGAATGCCGACGCGAAGACAGACATCAAGGCTCGGGCTCGCGTGCGGATCGATCGGCCGGACGCCGTCAACCGTGACGAGTTCGAGTGCTTCGTGCATGACGTAGCCAGCCCATGCCGCTGCAACCCACGCGCGCGCGAGTCGCTGGCCGGGGAAGTACGTCAGCGTGGTCGTCGAAACATTGAATGGGCTGTGCTTTCGACAGGGCTCGACCGTGTCGCGGTGCGAGTCCAGTCGAAAAGACAGCTGTGGCGGGTTGCCATAGGCCAACTCGAGCTCGACCGTCGGCGCTGGATCCGGGTGACGAATCACCATCGGAACGAGCGCCGACTCCCATTGCAGCGCAATGGCACTCAAGCATGAACCTGTGACAACCAGCCGCATTCGTTACACCGAGCTGTCCTGCGCCTGGCAGAGCACGATCAGCATGTCGCTCGTGCCGAGGTCCGTCGCGACACCCGCGGGTGTCGAGACGAGAACCGTCAGCTTGCGATTGACCTGATCGATGATCGTCACGTCGGCCACGAGCGCCGCCGTAGGCGAGTTGCCGGCGCTCACGACCGAGCCGGTCGCGAACAACATCGTCGGCAGGAGGTGGCTGTACGTAATGACGTAGAGCCCTGCGGAAGTCCGGGTCGGGATTTCCGTCGACAGCTTGCTGATGCCATTTGCGCGAATCGGATACGTCGCGGTCGTTGGCGTCAGCTTGCCGTTGAGCGGCACCGTCGGAGCCGCAGCACCCGCGCCCATCGCGGCGACAACGAAGTCGACGGTGGAGTGCGGAATGCTGAACTTGTGGTCTTTGCCCCTGTTCATGACGTCCTCCTTACGAGGTCACCAGCGTGCTGTTGCCGATGACTTCCCATGCCGTGCCGTTCCATCGACACGTCGCGTAGTTCGCGACCGCGGCCATCGTGCCGAGCGTCGTCGCCGCAGCACCCGCCGAGGTCAGCGCCGTGATCGCGATCGTGCCGGACGGAATCGACGCAGCCGTCGAGACACGCACCGCCATCAGCTCGCCGATCGCCGACCCGTTCGGGATGCCCTTGGTCGTCGTGCTCGACACCGTGCCGGTGACCGAGCAGAAGTACGACGCCCACAGGTTGAGACCCGTGAGCACCGTGGTGCCGACCACGACGTTGTTCGCCGTGCCGCCAGCGCGATCGACGCGCTCGGCGCGCCACAGTCCGCCGACGCCGCGGAGCAGGATGGCCTGACCTGCGGTGTCGAAGAAGAACGTGGACGCGCAGGCGAATCCCGAAGCCGTCTCGGGGTTCGTGATCGTCAACGTCGCGGCCGGCGTCGAAGCCGCCGACTTGCAGACGATGTACTTGCGCTGACCGTCGAACAGCGGCGCGGCGAGCGTGAACGCCATCGTGCTACTGACGACGAGATCGGTACGGTACACGTCGAGCGCGATCGCCGTGGCGGTCGTGTCGAGAACCTCGAAGCCGTGGTTGTAGTTGAGGCCGTTGAGGATGCCGTTACCCGCGCCGGTGCCCCAGAAAGCGGCGGTCGGATCGGACGTCAGCGAGGCCTTACCGGAAATCGACTGCTGGCTGAGGATCGCCGGGTCGATGAAGTAGGTCTTTGCGTTGCTCATTGTATTTCTCCTTTCCTTCGGTTAGGCGCGGCGACCCTGGACGTTCCAACCCGGCGCCTTGCACGCGAAGTTGGCGTACTCGCCGATGCGGGCCTCGTACGCGTCGGCGTTCTCGCTGACCTTGATGATCGAACCCGCCCGCTTCTGCAGGAAGTTCGGCGCCGGCCCGGCCGAGAACATCGTCCACGTGTCCATCTGGAGCATCCAGAGGTGGTCGACCTGGCAGCAGCGGTCCGAGAAGACCGTCACCGAGTGCCCCTCGAGCTCGACCTGCCAGCCCTTGTAGCCGATGTCCGGGTTCGAGCCCGAGTAGCCCGAGCCCTTCTGGATGATCCACTTGCCCTCGAGCTGCTTGGACAGGTTGCCGAGCGTGCGCGGGTTCGCGAGCACGACGTCGGGCTCCGCGCCCATGTTGTCCGCCTCGACGACCATGTCGATCAGGAGCTCGTGGACCGGTCGACCGTCCGTACCATCGACGCGCAGGCCGCCCAACATGTCGGGATCCTGCGAGCGGTCGACGTTGAAGAACGTGTCCGACGGATCCGTATCCGGAATCCAGTCGATGAGACCGGCCATCGAGCCGCCGTTGCCCGAGCCGAGGAAGTCGCCGGCGAGGAACACGAAATCGTTCGTCGCCGCCGTCGCGACACCCGCGGAGATGTTGCCCGTGAACGTGATCGTGCCGGCGCGACGCTGCACGCTCGCCACCGTCAGCGAGCCGGCCTTGAGCGCGCCGCTCTTGCCGTTCGCCGTCGACAGGTTGAGGACGTCACCCTTGACCACGCCCCAGACGCCCGCGGCGTCGTCGAGCGTCATCACCGCGGTGTTGAACGCGGTGTTGGTCATCTTGCCGATCGAGCCGCCGCCCGAACGGAAGAAGCGGAAGTTGAGGTAATTGCCCTCGGCCTCGATCGCGCGATCGAACTCGTCGAACGCCGGCTCGAAGGCGTCCATGTCGCCGTCGGCCGTCGCCTCGATCGTCTCGTTGTCGACTTTCGCGAAGCGGTAGTGCTTGGCCCGCTTGACCTGGAACACGCCGTATTGCGAGTTGTTGTTGCTCGCAGCGAGCGCGGTCGGGAAGTCCGTCGAACCGCCGCCGGGCATGCCGAACTGAATCGGCTGCACCCACTCGCGACCGCCGCCGGGCTTCTTGTTCTTCTTGGCCATCATGCCGATGGCCTTGTTCTTCTGCATGGCCAGATTGGCCACGATGCCAGGAGCGTAGTGCTCCTTGAGCATTGGATCGTAATTCGTAAGGTTCAAACCACTCATCGCAGGTCACACTTTCATCGACGTGTGTTGACCTGCTCGGCGCCCGTGAATCGTCCGCTACTCCTCGGACGGCTTGAACGCGGCGCGATACTTCGCGACGGTCCGAGCACGGTGAGCGCTCCGATCCCACTTGCCGTTCGCGTCGACAGTCGGAGAATCCGGCTGCTTTGGCTTGGGAGTGGCAGTCGCTGCCGATGCTGCGTTGGTGATCGTGTGTGACCTGCGAATCCCTGACGGGTCTCCCTGAGGCACGATCGCTTCGGCTGGCTTCGGCGGCGCCTTGTCGGGCGCTGCGCTAAGCAGGTGGCGGCGCTTGTCGTAATGGCGCTGCCATTGCTGGTTCAAGTAGTCGTTGGCCCGCTTGGCGGCTTCCGTCCACTGCAGCATCGTTCCGTCGCGTTTGTGCTGAGTCTCGATGACGTCGAAAATCAGCGCACCCGCGTTGTCCTCTGCTGCGAGATACGGAAACTGCTTCGCGTGTTCCTCCTTGGTGATGAGTTGCGACAGGGTCGTGACGGCCCGGCCGCGCTCCTCTTCTTGCTGCGCCGCGACGCGCTTGGCCTCGCGGGCTTCGTCGATCTTGCTGAGCTGCGCCTTGTGCGCCTTGACGGTCTTGAGCGCGCGCTTGCTCTGTAGGTTGTTCTTCACCTCGGGCGTGAGCGGTACCTTGAGCACGGCGCCGGATAGACCCGTGATGAGGTCCGCCACTTCCTCGGTGATGTCGTCGGTGTCGCCCGCGCCGGTCATGCGACGGATGAGCGCCACGAGCGTCCCTTCGGGGTCCTCGTAGTAGCGGCTCTGGTAGTCCTCGAGGCTCGACGTCGCGACCTTCTCGCGGTCGGCGATGGCCTTCTCGCGCGCGTCGAGGTCCGCCTGGCGCATGTCGAGGCGCTGGCGGTGCTGCTCGATCGAGGGGTCGAGCGCTGCGGCAGGCGGTGGCGCCGACGGCGGAGCGGCGGCAGGCTCGACGATCGCGGCGGCGACCGCAGCAGTCTCCTCGGGCTTGACCGGCTCGGGCTCGTCAGTCGCAAGACCGTTGGTGAACTCGTCGTCGTCCGCGGCGAGCTGCTCCTTCATCGACTTCGCGGCCTTCGCGAACAGCTCGCGGGCCTTCGCGCTGATAACGCGCTGTTGACCCTTGGGCGGCGCGATCACCTCCGATGCTCCGCCGTGACCTCCGATGATCTCGGTGTTCGGCGTTCCGTCGGGCGCGTCAGGCGCTTCCATGCCGGTCGTGATAGCCGGCGCGTCGTCGTCATCGTCGTCGGCGCTCACGACTGCACCTCGCTACCGAAGGTGAAGTACGTCCGCTGCTCGCGCTGCACCTCGACGTGCTTGCGAGTCGCAGCATGCTCGTAGACGAGTGTCGCGATACCGGTGCGCTCTGACCAGGAGTAGGTCTCGAGCTGCCAGCCGTCGTGGCCGTCGCGGATCACTTGGGCATCCTCCGCGCCTCGTCGATCAGTTTCTGATTATCCGGCGTGACCAGACGTCCGCCCTTGGGCGTCGCCGGCTTGGCCTCGGCGTCTTTGCAGACGTCCGAGTCAGCCTTGGAGTCGTAGTCGTCACCGGTCTTGAGTTCGTTGCTCATGCTGCCATTCCCTGTTGTGGCAATCCCTGCGGCACACCTGGTCCACCCGGACCCGGCGGCATCGGCATCGGTCCCGCGCCTGGCGGTCCCATCGGAGGCGGCGCACCGCCCAGGCCCGGCTGTAGCGTCGCGGCGTTTGGCGAGGCGCCCATGTTGTTCGCCTGCATCCCGGCGAGGCTCGGCGCGTTCGCGGCCTTGTCGATCTCGCCTTTGGCGGCTTCGATCCAGTCGCGATAGCGCTGGAGTACCTCGTCGGGAGCTTCGAGCGAGAAGGCTTCGTTGAGCTCCGCCTTGGCCATCAGCACGCCAAGCGGCAGGTTCATCGACTGATCCGGCGCGATGTCGAACATCGGGACGGTCGGATCGGCGAGCTTCTCCATGATGTACTCGAGCGCGTGGTAGGCGCCGAGGACACTGCGATTCGCGCGCGCGATGTCGGGCTCATCGAAGAGAGCCGCGGTCATCGTCGGATCGGGGATCAGGCCGGCGCCGGATAGTTCCTTGACGAACGAAAGCTTTCCAGCGCGGCTATCGGGCAGGAAGTTGATCGGCTCGATCGTGAGGTGGTAGTCGCCCTCGTCGATCTTGACCTTGTTCCAGTCGTGCTCGGCGATCCACGCGGCGAGTTCTTTCTTCGTGATCGGGTCGTCGACCTTGAGCGGATTGCCGTGGGCCTCGTCGTACAGCGCGCGGGCCTCGTCGATCTGGAGCTGGCCAAGCTCGACGTTGAACTGCATCCAACCCGACTCGACATGCGCGAAGCGGTCAGACTTGATGTCCTCCATCGTCTCGAGCGCCTTGCCGGACGCGTCGGGACCCAGGCTCGACTGCGATGTCGCGCTGCCCTGGTCGATGCCGGACAGGTCGTGCATCTCCTGGATGACGAAGTGCACGAGCTGCATCGTCGACGGGGAGATCGCGTTGGGCGGGACGAACGTCGGCGCGGGCCCGTCGGTCTCGACGACGTTAGGATGCCGCGCGCGCAGGTGATGCTTGTTGATGTTCGCGCCGCGGGGCAGGAACACGTGCAGCATGCCGGCCCAGTACACGGCCTCCTGAATGTCGTGGATGAGGTCGTTGAGCTTCGCCTGCGGGCCGGACAGCAGCTCGACGAGACCACGACCACGGAATCCACGCAGCGGGTTGGACCAGTGGCAGCGCGCAATCGGGAACCGCGGGCGCTTCCACGGCTCGCGCAGGAGCACGACGCCGCGACACGTGATGATGTGCTGACCGTCAATCGCGTTGGGCCCCGACGGCAGGTGCCACGCCTCGCCGACTTCGATGTGATCGCTGAACGTCGGCCCGTCGTAGGCGTACTGCGTCCACGGGTCCATGCGCGTGAACTCGGACACCTGCTCGAGCGCCTCGGCGTGCTCGGGGAACTCTTCGATCAGCACCTCGCGCGGAATCGGCTTGATATGCGCCAGGCTGCGGGGCTCGCCGTAGCGGGCCTCTCGTGGGTCGACGACGAGCTCGTAAATAGGAATCCGCTCGACTGCGACGTCGCCGCCGTACCGGACCACCTTCGCGCAGCCCGTGCCGCGGATGATCATGTCGCGGATGATGTCGGGCTTGATCTTCTCGATCTTCGAGCCGCCCATCTTGCGGCGCAGGATTCGCGACGTCCGCTTGGCAAACAGCTTCTCGGTCCAGCCCGCGTCGTCGGCGGACACGCACGGCATCGGACGGCGCTTGGTGAGCCGAGCCGTTGCGGTGTCGACGAGGCCTTGCGTTACGTTCAGGTTCGCAGGTGCAGCGCGGCGCATCCGCAGGTGTTGCAGCGCCGGATAGTCGCCGGATGTGCCGAGCGGGCGACCCTCGTAGATCGCTTCGTGAACCAGGTCGATCCAGTTGTCCGCGGCCCAGCGGGTACGGAGTCGGTCGATCCAGGTCCACAGCGCGCCGGCCGCGTCCTCGTCGCCCGATGCCTTCCACCAGCGCACGTAACGCTGCGGTCCGTCGTCGTCAGTGTCGCGACGGCGTCTGGCACGGATGGGTTTACCGCGGGCCACCTATGGATAGGAGTACACGGGACGGGAATGCGCTCCAAATGCTAAGATCCATTGACGTATGGGCATGATCTACCCATAATCGACACCATGGCTCCGAAGCTGACGCGGATGTTCAAGCTACTGTTGAGTGACGAAGACTTGCAGTCCTGGCGAGCTGCAGCGACAGCCGATGGGCGCAGTCTCGCGGCGTGGATACGGATGCAGTGCGGGAAGGCGGTGGCGAGGTGAAGCGCGAGAACAAGACTCGTCTGGTCAATTTTCGTCTCAGCTACGCCGACAAGCGCTGGTTTCAGTCGTGCGCCGACGCGCTTGAACTCACGCTGTCCGAGTACGTTCGCCAAACTGTCAACGGCGTTATCAAGCCGCGTAGGCGTCCATGAGTGGCGGCAGTCTCGACAACTGTGATTGGGACATGGAGAACGGCGAGGTCGACAAGGTACGTCGCTATCTCGACCTGGCCATGCAGATCCTCGACGACGCGATGAACCACCGCGACGAAGAGTGGTTCTTCGGCGGCGAATACCGCAAGCCCACGGCGCAGGAGCATGAATTGATTTCGTGCGGACTCGATGTTCTCAAGACGAAACTCGACGCGTTCAAGGCGCAAATCGAATCGGTCGGCGAGACCGCGAAAGAGCTGGCGAGCTTGTTTCACACGTTCGATCGCATTCCGAGCGGAGACGACGGGCTCGGGGCGGTGCACGCTCATGCGCTGAAGGTCGCTAAGGTCGGATGGAAGGCTGCGACGCGATGAGCCTCGTAACCGTCACCGGCATCGAGAACTTCGTTGCCAACATCAAGCGGATGTATCGCAGCACGTTCTCGAGCGACAACCCTGATGAGCATCACGACAGGTTCGCTGCGCAGCTCGACGGCTGGCCCGAGGTCGAACGCGGCAAGACGCAGGACCAGCCAAGCGTCGTTGAACGGCTCGAGGCTGACGAACGACAGTTGGTTGCGGACTTCGTAAGAGGTCCAGACGGTCTCATCTCGTATCGCGTGTGGGAGAAGCGGTAGACTACGCCCATGCCCCTCATCCGCTCCAAATCCAAAACCGCTCGACAGACCAACATCAAGACCGAGATCGCCGCTGGCAAACCGCCCGCGCAAGCCGTCGCGATTGGCTACAGCGTCCAGCGCAAGGCAGGAGCGCACTACGCAGCGCCGG